GACCATAGCAGAGAAGCTAAAGACAGATAAGGTATCATTCAGATACGAAGCTGTTAAGATTGAATGGCAAGACCTAGCCTACCGTACCTATACACCTGACATAATACTTGACAATGGTATTATCATTGAAGTAAAAGGCAGGTTCATGGCGGCAGACAGACGCAAGCATCTTGAAGTTAAGAAGCAACATCCTAACTTAGATATACGGTTTGTGTTTGAGAACAGCCGTAGTAAGATACGTAAGGGGGCAAAATCATCTTATGCTGACTGGTGTATCAAGAATGGATTCAGATACTATGACCGAATAATTCCAGAGGACTGGCTTAAAGAAAAGGGAAAGGATAAACACCCTGACTTTATAAGTCATCCAAACTCAACAGTGAAGAGGAGAAAAAGAAAATGAACAAAGAAGAAATGATGGAGAGGATACAAGACGAAGACTTTGTGATACGAGTAAGACCCTTCGCTGATGAAGATGGTACGTGGAATGGAGAGATAGACATAGCAATCATGGCTTTCCCAAACAATCCCTTGTGTGATGATGACTATGGTAACGTCATGCACTTTACTAAGATGATGTGTGCTACTGTACCAATCATGGAACAAGAAGAAAGTGTTCGTGAGTTAGTACATGAATATGTGATGAATATGTTTGACAACGACATGGATATTGATGTAGAACTAGAGGAAGAATGTGGTGTAGAGAAAACCTATGACGGTAACATAGTACACCTTAACTTCAACAGTAAGACAGGGGGCAGCGCATGAGACATGAAGAGTTTATGAAAGATAAGTTCCGCGAAGAAAAAATGGAGATGAGTACCTTGCCAAGCGAGATGGCGCAGAATATTATTGATACAGCAGACCGTATCGGTAGCAAAATTGATATGGTCAACAGTCCACCACACTACAACCAGACAGGCATTGAGTGCATTCATGCTATCTCTGCTGCCACTGGTGCTGGCTTCAAGCACTACCTGCAAGGCAATATCCTCAAGTATCTATGGCGTTTTGACTACAAAGATAAACCCCTTGAGGACTTAGAGAAGGCCAAGTGGTACTTGGATAAGTTGATTGAAGAGGTAATGGCAGATGGTAAGAGTTAAAGTCTTTATGACCATTGACATTGATGAAGAGGAGTACCCCATACCTGCAGATGGGCAGGTTGGGGAAGAGATTGAGGATGGCATACGTGAATACTTCTATGATGTAGACGGTGCTGATATTAGAACAATACGAACTATAACGGAGTGAGATATGATTAGTAACGCATTACCAACAGACTATCAAAACTTCATCGCGCTATCACGGTATGCACGATGGAAAGAAGATGAACAACGCCGTGAGACATGGGGTGAGACAGTAGAACGATACTTCGACTACATGAAAGGCCATCTGTATTCTACTTGTAAGTATGTAATGCCAGATGACTTACGTAGCGAACTAGAGCAAGCGGTACTGAACCAAGACATCATGCCTAGCATGAGAGCCTTGATGACATCTGGCCCTGCACTAGACCGTTGCCACGTAGGTGCATACAACTGCTCATACGTCCCTGTAGACAGCCCTAGAGCATTCGATGAGACTATGTACATCTTAATGTGTGGCACGGGTGTAGGCTTCTCTGTGGAGCGTCATTGCATTGACAAGTTGCCTACTATTAATGAAGACATGAACGAGACAGATACAGTAATCAAGGTAGGTGATAGCCGCCCCGGTTGGTCAAAGTCTCTGCGCGAGTTAATTGCCATGCTATATGCTGGACAGATACCTAAGTGGGATGTGTCAGAAGTACGTGCTGCAGGTGAACGACTGAAGACATTTGGTGGTAGGGCATCAGGCCCAGCACCATTGGAAGAGTTGTTCCGCTTTGTCATTGAAAAGTTCAAGGCAGCACAAGGACGTAAGTTATTCCCTATTGAATGTCACGACATCATGTGTAAGATTGGTGAGGTTGTAGTTGTCGGTGGTGTACGCCGTAGCGCACTCATCAGCCTGTCTAACTTGAATGATGACCAGATGGCACACGCCAAGTCAGGTATGTGGTGGGAGAATGAAGGGCAACGTGCCTTGGCTAACAACTCTGTAGCCTACAAGGGTAAGCCAGAGATGGGTACATTCATGCGTGAATGGGTGTCACTGTACGAGAGTAAGTCAGGTGAGCGTGGTATCTTCAATCGTAAGGCTGCAAAAGCACAGGCTGCTAAGAATGGTAGGCGTGATATAGACCATGACTTCGGTTGCAATCCTTGTAGTGAGATAGTCTTACGCCCATACCAGTTCTGTAATCTGTCAGAGGTAGTAGCACGTGCTAGTGACACACAGCAAACACTACGAGAGAAGGTACGATTGGCTACAATCCTTGGTACATTCCAGTCAACGCTTACTGACTTTAAGTACATACGTAATATATGGAAGAAGAATACAGAGGAAGAACGGCTGTTGGGTGTATCACTAACAGGTATCATGGACAGTGACTTGCTTAGTGGTACATCAGCACACTTAGGTATGAACATTGGTGCTACGCTAGAGGCATTACGTGATGTAGCAGTTGAGACTAACGCTGAGATGGCAGACGCACTGCTTATCCCACGGTCAACAGCAATCACATGTGTTAAGCCTAGTGGCACAGTGTCACAGCTAGTTGACAGTGCGTCTGGCATTCATGCAAGGCACAACCCACATTACATTAGGACTGTACGTGGAGATAACAAAGACCCACTGACACAGTTCTTGGTGTCTGAAGGTATCCCAGCAGAGCCTGACGTAATGAAGCCTGACTCTACTACAGTGTTCAGCTTCCCAATGGCATCCCCACGTGGTGCTGTAACACGCACACTTATGACTGCCTTAGAACAGCTTGAGTTGTGGCTACTGTATCAGCGTTACTGGTGTGAACATAAGCCATCAGTAACCATCTCTGTCAAAGAGAATGAGTGGATGGACGTAGGTGCTTGGGTATACAAACACTTTGATGAAGTGTCAGGCATCAGCTTCCTACCATTCAGTGACCACACATATGCACAAGCACCTTATCAAGATTGTACTGAAGATGAGTACGAAAACATGTTGACAAAGATGCCAGTTAGTGTAAACTGGTCTCGTCTTCAAGAGTTTGAGAAGGAAGACACTACATCAGGTGGACGTGAGTTGGCATGTACTGCTGGCGTTTGTGAGGTAGTGGACTTGAATGCAGCATGACAGAAGGAGTAGACTGGCCTAATTGGTGGCAGTGGTGGTTATTATTTGCCATCACTGTCAACACCACGATAAATATAATCGTGTTCTTTAAACACAGGTTCAAACAAAAACCTAGAGTAAGGGTTAACTATACACACTTGCATCCCGGTGCAAAGACGTACTATATAAAGAAAGGAAATAATACGTGAAGGAACAAATGATTGAAGTACTGCGTAAACATGCACAAGCAAACATTGCACTGCACGTTGCTAACATCAGTATCTATCTAGATAATCCAGCAGGTATTGGAGAACATTCAGATATTATGGAAGCAATGCAGTGTGAGTTGGATAAGATTGCAGCGCATGAAGATAGGCTAGACATCTTGAATAATTACTTCAATGAAGTCTAGTTTGATATGGAAGCGGGGTGATGGTTGGGTACAGTTCAACCCACCTCGCAGTCACCCTTGTTATAATGAGTGGATGAAACTAAAAGAGAAGGAGAAGGACAATGAAGGAACTAGAACCGAAGGTAGCTGACCGAAAGAAGTTTGACATTGACCTTGAGTACGGAAAGGTACGTGAGCAACAAGTAGCTGACATGCTACAAGACAAGAAGATTGAGGTGAAAAGTGAAAGAGATGTATGGCAAAAGACTGGTAACATCGCTATTGAGTATGAGTGCTACGGTAAACCAAGTGGCATTAACGCTACGGAATCAGATTACTGGTTCCACAATCTATGCATCGGGGATGAGACTTTTGCAACACTTGTGTTCGATACTTCCTCGTTGAAACGTATCATCGCTAACTTAGATAAGAAGCGTAGTGTTTCGGGTGGAGATAATAATGCATCTCGTATGTACCTGCTAAATCTACAGAAGCTATTCTCTTCTGACGTAATTAAAGCATTCAAGGAGAAACAAGATGCGGCGTAATGGATTGACTAAGTATGATGCCCCACTAAAGATTCAATACCAGTGGGGCTACGATGCTTTTATTAAAGGCCACACAACTGGAAAGAAAGGTAAGCTATTTGCACGTGATAGCAACATGGACACAAACACCATGCAGCATCGTGAATGGGAAAGAGGCTACAACGATGCCTACTTTACTAACTTAAAACAGGTACAACACAATGAACAAGCTAGAGCAAGAAGCTAAACAATGGATAAAGGAGAATAGGATGAGTCACATCACAGGTACAACCTACCAAGAGAAGGCATGTGAGACTGCCATCTTTCCAAAAGAAAAGGCCACAGAGTATTTAACTCTGGGCCTGACTGGTGAGGCAGGAGAGATTGCTAACAAGGTAAAGAAGTTTATTCGTGACGGTGCTACACAGGATGAATACGAAGCCAAGAAGATTGAAATTGGCTACGAGATTGGGGATGTTATGTGGTACTGTGCAGTACTAGCACAAGAAATGGGGATGGACCTTGGACATATCATGGAGAACAACTTACAGAAACTGGCTGACAGGAAGGCTAGGGGTACTCTTTCGGGTAGTGGAGATAATCGTTAGGGTACTGCCTATAACAATGATTCTTCTATGGTTGTTATACATTATAGGGATGGCACTTACAAATACTATATGTGATTGTGCTAAAGATTTTAACGGCTGGTGGGAGTTAGAATACTGGACATAAAAAGAGGGGGCTTAATTGCCCCCTTTGTTTATTGAAACGCTGTATTTAGTGCGCTGCCTACCTGTTTGCCTATCATAAAGTGATTAGTTCCGGGGTCAGCATTCTGTTTCTCTAAGACAGACATACCGTATCTCTCTTGATAGTATTCATCTGCTAACTTACGAGACTTACTAGAAAGTCTTGACCACTCAGCCCTGTCAAACGGAGTAAACCCCTTACCTTCTTTTCCAGCGGGTGCGTATGATTCTGCTTTACCTAGTTCTTTAGCTAGTTTACGATACCGCTTTAGTTTATTTGCAACACTGGCCTTTTGTTTAGTATCGCTAAGACTATTAAAGTACTCTGAATTTATTTCTTGGGATAGGTACTTTTCAACTAACATACCCATGTGTTTCTTAACAAAAGCGTCAGCCTTCTTATCACCTGTTGTCGGTACAATTTCCCATGCCTCGTAGCCAAGGTCTAGCAGCTTCTTTTCTACAGGACTTCTTCTTGAACGGCTACGTACACCAGTAAGCTGCGCAAGCAAAGGGCTTTGCGCTAACTCTGGTGCTTCTCTTGATGCGCCTTCTTTAATAGGCATATCTTGCTTTGATGATACACCAATAAGAGAAGTTTCCTCATCAAACAGATAAGGTATCTTAGGTAAGTTACGAGTAATGCTATTCTCAAAGGCTGATACACCACGTTCAAATCCACCTACACCATCTATCTGCCTAGCATCACGCTGGTACAAGGCTTCCTTATCAAACTGTGCCATAACATCACCAACAACACGAGCAGGAGTAGTCACAGCACCAACCAATTCACCCAAGTATCCACCTACATATTCTGCCATCTTCTCTGTCTTAATGTCACCACCTTCACCGCCAGTAACACTCTCAAGGTTCTCAAAGAAAGAGTCAATCATATAGGCACTAGCACCTGCACGTATTTGTGAGCCTGTAAGACCTTCCATTACCTGCTTGATACCTGCTTCATCTAGTGTATCATTCTTCATCTTAACAATAAAGTCAGCTACAGCAAGGTATGGAGAGATAGGAAAGAACGGACGGGTATCAATAGTTCTACCCTCACTATCCATTACATTATACCATTCAGTATCTTGATTCTCTTCACGATGCTTCACAGCAGCAAATAAAGCTGCAGTGCCTACAGTGGCTTTGCCTATCTGTTCACGAGCCTTGGCTAGTTGACGCTCTGTAGTAGCATTACTTACACCCTTAATGTACTTGCCGTACAGCCCCTTGCTACCGTTGGTTATAGCACCTACAGTACTCAATGGACTGTAATCAAACTGGAACTGCATGGCATTGACCATGAACCTAGCAAACGGGAATGCACCAGTACCCACAGGCGCACCTACGATACCGGGCAGTGGGCCTAGAGCCTCATTGAAACGTACAAAGTGATAGCCTACAGTATCACCTAGCTTGTCGCCACCTCGCTTTGGCATACGAGCAAAGGTAAATGACAAGGCTTCGTCAACCGCACGTTCTAATATGTCAGTAGGTAGTGCCTTGCCTGTACCAACAAAGTCATCTACATCCATACCTACAGAACGTAGCTGCTTACCCACAGAGTCATTGAATACGGCACGTCTGAAGTATCCGTCCTGTAGTATGTTAAGGGTATTGACAAGCCTAGCACCGCGAGACAGACCTTGGTCAACATCTACCTCTTGCAATGACCTATCCATGATACGTGCAAGACGTGGGTTATGCTTCAACAGGGCTTGGCTCAAGTCTTTGGAATGCCCAAAGTCAGAGAGATAAGACAGCGTACCAAAGGTATCTTGTCCTATTTCACGCAATCCCTTTTGGAATCCTTCGATGCTTGCCTCACCCTTGGCAACAGCACCAATACTCTTACCAAGATGGTACATACTAGAGTCTATAAATTTAGCACCACTCTCCATAGTAAGACGCATACCTGCTGTGGCTACGTTACGTGCTGTGGTAGCTATCTGTGATACCATGAAGGCTCTCCGTTCACGGTCAAGCCTCATCATTAAGTCATGCGCTTTGCCAAAGACGCTAGTGGTAGCATTCTCTTTACCAAACTTATCTTCAATCTCTTTAGCAATAGCGGGGTCTAGTTCATTTACACGCTTAATTAGTTTGCCCAAGTCGCTATAAGAAGACATAGTTCTTGCGGCATCACTTAGGCTCACACCACTCACATCAAGAAAGTCTTTGGTAGACATGCCAGCACGAGCGATAGCACCATCTAGTATAGTTGAGTCAATGTTTTCGTTAGAGAGTACGACACGGGCAATCTCAGATGCCTTTGCGTTATTAGCAATCATGCTCTCAATTTCAGGAGCCATGTTACCTTTACGCATCATGTCAGCCACTACCTCTGTAGCAACCTTGGCAATACGTTGTGATATATCTACTTGTAATTGGCTCTCTGTAAGTTCACCGCCCTTTACTTGCTCACGCAAAAGACTAAGGTCAATCTCATCTAGTATTTCATGTCCGTTAACGGGGTCGAATACATAGCCAGAGTCCATCTGACGTGCAGCTTCACGTGCGGCTTCTCTTTCACCTGCTAGTTTAGCTACCTCATCAACCTCTTTGATGATTCTTTCTGCACCTTTTTTGGCAAACAATCCTGTAGTAAGAGCAGTTAAGCCACCACCAGCTACAGCTATAACACCGCCTGTAAGTGCAGCGACACCTACATCTACCTCATCAATAATATCTAGTTCAACATCAACTTCTTGTCTACCTAAACTCTCTAGCGTACCACCTGTAAAGTCAGCCGCTACCTCAACCGCAGCAGGTTTAGCAGCAGCCTTGGCTGTCAGCTTCATTGCTTGCTCACGTGCAGCGGCTTTACCTTGCGTCTTCAGCACCTCAACAATAGCACGTTGTGCGCCAATAGCAGCAACCTTACCAGCACCAAAGCCAATAAGGTTTAACGGGTCTGCTATAAAGTAGCCCACATAATCACGTAAGCCACGTAATGTATCACCACCACCTTCGTCTAAGAAACCCGGCATTCTTTCAAGCTGGCTATAGACGTAGGCAAAGTTAGTCTTCTCATCCTCTGTCGCACCCCGTACATAGTCTAGGGTAGATAGGAGTGACAAGCTATTTGTTTCAAAGCCACGGACATG